GCCGAGCCTCAGGCGCGCTTTCGGCGCCTACTAGCCGTAGCTCCCGCGGCATCCCCAGTTTCCGCTTCGCCCGCTGCGCCAGCAGCTCCGCCACGCGATCGACCTGCCGGCCGAACTCCTCGCTCGCCATCCACTCCCTCCGTCTGCTCCATGATCGCCAGGCGCAGCATTTCGGCGAAAAGCTCGGGATCGGCCTCGACATCGACGGGCGTCCCCTCGACCTGCTCGGTCGCTTCTCGCATCAGCTGCACAGCGCGGGAGATGGTGGCCGCGGTCAGTCGCGGAGGCTGCGACGCAGGAACCACATCCTCGCCTGTAACGATCCGGGCGAAGCTGTGGCCACCGGCGGCGACGGCTTTGGCAATGGCGCGGAGATCCTCGAGCGTGGGCTCGCGAATCCCCTGCTCGTAGTTGGCGTAGCGGGACGGCGGATCCCATCCGCACTGCGCCGCGACCTGGGCCTGGGTGAGCCCGGCTGCCTTTCGGGCGGCCTTCAACGCGGCGGGTAGGGGCAGGGCGGTCATCGCCGGGAACGTACACGCAGCGTCTACTTCTGTCGTACACGAAACGTGTTGCGCACGGCGTGGCGCCCGTGTAGGCTGCGCGCCATGAACACGAAACGTGTAGTGGCGCTGCATGAGGATTCCAAGGTGATCGCTGCCTTGGGCGGTTCCGCGGCTTTGGCCAGGAAGCTGGGCTACGCCCAGCCGCACGGCACCCGCCGGGTCAACAACTGGAAGTACCGGGGCATCCCGGAGCTGATCCGCTTGAAGCGACCCGACGTCTTCAGTCCGGCGCCGCCGAGGAAGGCCCGCCGCCGTGCCTGACTCACCCATGCGCCGGAAGCCTGAGCCGCAGCACCCGCGCTCCCCCGCGCGGAAGCGGCTTGGGCTCCGGCCGCGGGCACGTCCGGAACTGCAGCTGGCCGGCTACCCGGCTCACCGCAACCACACCGCCGCATATCCGCACGAGCGTCACGACGTTCGGCGGGGCGGTTCGTACTGACTCAAACACGCGGGTCGTCCTTCGGGATGGCCCTTTATTTCGCCCCGGCGGGCTTGTCCCACGCAGTCCCACGAGGTGGGACGACCGAGGAAACACCGATGCAGACACCGCAGATGCCGCTGTTCTACGACACCTACGAGGATGCGATCCGCGATTGCGTGACCGCGCTCGGGGGCAACAAGGCCGTGGGCAACATGCTCTGGCCGGCGCTGCCCGCCGACGAGGCCGGCCGGAAGCTGGCGCACTGCCTCAACCCGGAGAAGCGCGAGAAGCTGGACCTGGGCGAGCTGCGCCTGATCCGCCGCGCCGCCCGGCAGGCCGGCGTGCACATCCTGGCGCACTACGAGGCCCGCGACGCCGGCTATACCGAGCCGCAGCCGCTGAACCCCGAGGACGAGGCCGCCCAGCTGCAGCGCGAGTTCATCGCCTCGGTGAAGGCGCTGGAGCAGCTGCAGGCGCGTCTGGCGCGGGTGACGGCATGAGCGCCGTCGTGAGCTTCCACAACACCACCGGCCTCACCGGCCGCCAGCTGATCGCCGCCAGCCGCGTGGCGAAGGGCCAGGAGGCCGCGGTGCTGGAGGTGTTCCACGCCGCCGGCCGCGCCCTCAGCCCGTCCGAGGTCCACGCCCGCATGCCGGGGCGAGTGCTGCTGACCAGCGTGCGCCGCGCCATCTCCAACCTGACCAACGCCGGGGCGCTGGTGAAGCTGGACCAGGTGCAGCCGGGGCCGTTCGGCCAGCCCGAGCACCTGTGGCAGCTGCCGGCTGGGCAGGGCGAGCTGTTTCAGGGGAGGGCGGGGTGATGGACCGCGACGACGCCCGCATGGTCGCCCTGATCCTCGCCGGCCACGAGCAGTGCCCGCGCGCCGGGATCCTGCAGAGCGGCCGCACCGGCATGCCCCCGGCCTCCTACGGGTTCGAGGGCGAGCAGCTGGTGGTCGGCGGGCACCGCTTCGAGCTGGCCGAGCTGCGCGGCGCGCTCGCCCGGCTCCGCGCCATGTTCGCGGCCGCCGATGCCCAGATGGACCTGTTCGAGGCCGCCGCATGACCACCACCGCCTACCAGGCCGGCCGCTACGCCCGCCTCGCCTCCCGGGGACAGGACACCTGCCCGCGCTACGGGATCACCCCGGAGGCGCGCCAGGAGGTCGCCCAGTGGCGGCGCGGGTGGGAGGACCAGGACAGGGAGATGGGCGGGGCAGGGGTGCCACAGCGTGGGACGACAGCGGCACCCCTTCGCGGGAAGGCTGCAAAGGCAAGGCCATGAACTATATCGAGCTCCACATCGGCGACTACGAGAAGGCGACCGCGCACCTGACGGCGGTCGAGGACGGCATCTACGGCCGCCTGCTGCGCCGCTACTACGACACCGAGCAGCCGCTGCCGGCCGACCTCAAGGCGGTCCAGCGCCTGGTCCGTGCACGCAGCCGCGAGGAGCGGGAGGCGGTCGAGACGATCCTGGAGGAGTTCTTCCAGCAGGACCGCGACGGCTGGCGGCACAAGCGCTGCGACGAGGAGATCGCGCGTTACCAGGAGAAGCGAGCGAAGGCCCGGCGCAGTGCTGAGGCGCGGTGGAACGCACCCAAGTCGGACAGCGAACGCAATGCGAACGCATCCCCCGACGCAATGCGAACGCATACCGAAGGCAATGCTCACCAGTCACCAGTCACCAGTACTACTCCAGATACCTCCCCTAGCGCTGATACGTCGCTAAGGGCGCGCGCACCGCAAACGCAGCGCATCGGGAGCGAGGCGTGGGAAGCCTTCGAGGCCCACCACCGCCAGCTCGGCCGCTGGTCCGCGGCTCGAGCCATGACGGCGCAGGGCCAGCTGCGAGCGCTCGCCGCCGAGGGCGTGGACACCGACGCGGTCCTGCAGTGGGCAACGCTCCGCGGACTGTCCGACCTGGCCGACTGCCACCGCCGCATGCAGGCCGACGCCGCGAAGGCGCGAGCCGACGACCGCCAGCCCGGCGAATCCCTCGCCGATGCCAGCTACCGCCGCAGCAGCGGCACCACGCCCCAGCCGGTTCAGGTCGGCGCGCTCACCGCCGCGCTGCTGGGCCACGACACCGGAGACGACGCATGACCGCCGCCACGCCATCGATCCCGCTGCCCGAGCTGTGGGCGGCAATGCTGGCCACCTACGGCCACCGCTGGGCCAGCGCCTACGGCCAGGACCCCAACGGCGTCGCCGCCGCGACCTGGGCCGCTGGGCTGGCAGGGCTGAGCGCCAGCCAGGTCGCCGCGGGCCTGCGCGCTTGCCTCACCTTCGGCGACGGCTGGCCGCCCACGCTGCCGGAGTTCCGGGCGCTGTGCATGGGCATCCCCGCGCTGTCGACCGTTCGGGCCGAGATGCTTCGACCCGACGCCGAGCGCTCGCCGTTCACCCGCTTCGCCAAGGCCCTGATCGACGGCCACCGCTACCGGCAGGCCGATGCCCGCGAGGCTGACCGCATGCTCCGCGAGGCCTACGAGCTGGCGCGCGAGGAGCGCATGCGTGGTGCCACGCTGCCCGAGGCGCCCATCGCCATCGAGGACAACACGCAGCGCCCGCCAGTGCCGGCCGATCCCGAAACGGCGAAGGCGCGCATGGCCGAGATCGCGGCAATCCTCAACCCGCCGCGCGCACCGGAGCTGGTCGCCAAGGACGAGGAGGTCATGGCCGAGTTCGGCTGCAGCCGCGACCAGGCACAGGCCATCGTCGATGCCGGAACCGGGGAGGCTGAGCATGCAGATGCTGCGTAAGGCTCCGGACGCATCGCGCGCGCGCGTCTCGCCGGGCAGCTGGCGGCCGCTGGGCTTCGGGCTCTGCGCGCTGTCGGCGGCTCTGGTGCTGTGGGCTGGGGCGGTGCTGGCGGGAGGTGGGGCGTGAGCATCCTCTGCGCGATCGGCATGCATCGGTGGGAGCTGATCCTGCGCGAGCGTCCGCGTCCGGTAGGCCGCGGGGTGTGCGTGGCCTTCCCGAGTGAGCTTGAGCTGGCGGCCGCCGCTGGCTGGATGATCCGATTCCACTGGGTTGCGTCCCGCTGCACCCGCTGCGGCAAGCGGAGGCCGGCATGACCGCCTTCCCCCGCACCGCCGGCCGCCTCGCCCTGGGCCGCCTCAAGACCGGCGCGATGAACCGTACCGAGTCCGCGTATGCCGCCCACCTGGAGCTGCAGCGCGCCGCTGGTGCGATCGCGTGGTTCCGCTTCGAGGGCGTGAAGCTGCGCCTCGCCGACAGCACGTTCTACACCCCGGACTTCGCCGTGATGGCCGCCGATGGCGTCATGGAGATGCACGAGGTCAAAGGCTTCTGGACCGACG